ATTCTTCACAAACCTCAAAGAATTTGTGGAAATGTGTCTCTTTCTCAATAAATCGGTGATCATAGCTGGTCTTGACGGGGACTACAAGCAACGAAAGTTTGGAGAAGTCATTGATTGTATTCCGTTGGCGAGTGATGTTGTAAAGTTGTCGGCTCTCTGTATGGACTGTAAGAATGGAACACCTGGACCATTTACGAAAAGAATCGTTCAAAGTGATAAACTTGAACTCGTGGGTGGTAATGAAAGTTACAAAGCGGTGTGTCGCCGCCATCTAGAATCTATGGATGTCCAAAATAAGAACGACTCTTTTCTGAAGACTGCGTTTAACAAGGCGGTGAAATCGAGAATGGTCAAATAGAAAGTCCTTTCCAGGTTCGTGTTGATGCCCACCATTTTCGGTGTAAAGTACACAATGTTTACCACCCTTAATTGTTAAGTGGTATCTCAACGCGAGATTACTCTCGGCACGATGTGCAGGTATGGTCATTGGACCATCTATAACTGCAAACATTGCGGTCTCTTTATCTATACACGAAATCTGATCAATTATTTTTTGAACTTCGGGGAAATCCTTGACCTTGTAGTAATAATAATTATTATTCTTCTTGAACCATGGATCAAGTTTATGAAAGTAATGTTTCTTTGCGTCAGGGACACCCTTCTCAAATTCGTATAAAATCCTATTATAGTTTGCTCGTACAAACCATAGATTTGGGTAATCCATGACATTGTATTCAAACTTGTGAAACACCATATCCACCAAAGTGTTCCTCATACCAACCAGAGGTCTGAGAGGTCTCTGGAAATAAAGTAGATCTATTGGTGACTTTAAATAATCGTGAAGAACAAGAACTACTGGTAGCCACAGAAGACGCCACATTAATTTCTCAGTATAAAATAAAAATGCCAGGTTACGGCAAGCGAATGGAAATGTTTACCCCAGAGCCCACTGCAGAAGCTCCAGTATTGGAACAACGATTTGTCATGCCACGCGTCACCCTCGTCCAGTTGACCATCCTCGCGATGATCCTCTACTATGCGTGGTCTGTGCGTAAGATGAACAAGGCTGTCGTGTCCACAGCAGCTCTCGCCATTGGTCTCCTCCACATGTATGACCACATGTACCGTCTGAAGCGTGGTGATGAACGTCTCTTCTTCTTCCCAGAAGCCAAGAAGGAGGGGTACTGTGGCGCTTGCCGAAAATAAATTAGCTATACATTGTAAGTATGCACGTCAAGATTGTTCGTAGCCCAGATCGTAAAAAGAAGTTCAGGGCAATCCTAGGAGACGGCAGGACTGTTGACTTTGGTGCCAGTGGGTATTCCGACTACACCAAACACAAGAATCCTTCACGAATGCGCTCATATGTCCTCAGACATGGTGGTCAAATTCCAAAACGTATTGTGGCTGAACGTCAGCCAGCAATGATACACAGAATGATGCGTGATATAGATAAGAGTGACAGGGAAGATTGGAAATTAAGTGGTATTGGGGGTGCTGGATTTTGGTCGCGTTGGTATCTCTGGAGTCAGCCAACAATTCCAAAGGTACAACGGTTCATGTCAAAAAGATTTGGAATTAAATTCATCTAATTGTTAGACAACCCACGCCTCTTTAGGTTAGCTTTTCGTACTCCATTTAATATACACTAACAAAAATTATTGATACCTGACACCGGCTCGTGTCGCCGCATCATCAATTTCGTCAACCATTTCCCACGCCCATAGACACTCTTGTGCGTTTTGGTCTTCACAAATAGAGTGCGCCAAGTCAAGAGCTTCGTGAAGAATCATTTTGAGACGCATCTGCCTCACTGTAATTTTTTTAGGTTCTCTCAAAGAGGGTGCCTCGTACATCTGTTGAAGTGCGACACGAGTGATTTCAGACTTCTTCCGTTCATAATTGATTTCTTCACTTCTTTGGGCTGCGACAATTTGAAGTTTTCTGCGAATGGGTGCTGGTTCAGGTGACCAATACCCAAATTTCTTGAGAGTCTGCACCATTAAATACCTATTGGAAGATATTTTTAAGACCATTTAAGTCTCTCTACAAATCTTCTTAATAAATACGGTGTAAGTTCACTTAAGGAGCCAAATGGCACATATCTATAATCTGGAAAATCCTCACCCATACCTAAAAGTTGTGCAACTTTGTATCTTCTATGTGGAGTACATCGTGCAAATTTGATATCTTCAGAATTATGTGTCGCCAATAGGGTGTGTACATTTTCACTCGCACCCAGAGACATATTGAGACCCTCGCGAAATGATTTATCAACTTCCAATTTATTTGGTAAAAGACCAACCTGTTTACCAAGATAAGCACCCCTCACCAATTTCACACCCAAATTAATACCATGTCTCTCAGCGGCGAGAAGATCCATTTCAAGTTCTTTGAGGGCAGCGCTACGATACATTTGATATGTTTTAAATACATATGGTTTGTGACGATTGAATTCATACATCATATCATATGATTCTCGTGAATAAAGGATATCTTCGGCGTCAATACAGACTTGACAATTGTTATTTATCGCGTGTTGAATTATCTTTTTCATGTGCGCCACCGCAAAAGTTGGTGATTCTCTAGATCCAAATGAAGTCATTTTTAGAGCAAACATACTTCCTGGAATATTTGACATCGTGGTCATATTAACATCGCTGACATGTTGTGCGTCATGGAGTTTACAGTTCTCTCTCGCATAATCCAAAATAACTTTAGCGCCAGAGCGATGAACGTCTCTAATGACTTTTGTTAGTTCATGATTGAGTGCTGCATACCTCAGCATATCTTAAAGATATGGTACATTTTTAATACATGGATATGGAAACTCGTACTTTGATAACTAAAGTACTTCTTCCTCGTATTAGGCAACTTGAGGAAGAAGTCGCTGCGTTGCGAAGACACACATGGCCGTATGTTCAATCTCAGAAGGAAACTAATCAACTTGATGACATGCACGCAAAGAGAGACTTTTTCAAAAATCTGGACGATGACACAATCTTGGAACTCTTGAGACTCAAGGCGAGACTCTCAAGAAACCCAGGGCTTCAGGGGAGAGAATATGATGTTATTACGACTTTGCGGAATAATTTTTGTTAGTGTATATTAAATGGCGTCATTCCTACTTCAACTTATGGGTTTAGATGCACTTGGTGTATCCGTACCAGGCGCGGGATTATTTACCGCACCTGTTGTTGCCTTTCAAAAGGATAAAGATCTTGATGCGAGTACCATGATATCTCTTATCTGTTCGTGCTTGTGTTCAGCTATGGTTGTGCAGAGAATGGTAAATTTTCCATTTAAATCACCACCTATCATGATGATGTTGGCTGCCTGCTGTTTCTTGAGTTGTTGCTCATCCGTGATGTTAACTAAAGACACTTATGATCGTTTTACTCACAAATCGGAATAGTTTAGAAGAAATCATCCGTTCTGTACATATTCACCGTGTATGAACCAGTTTTACCAGTTACTGAAACTGTTTCATTCCCATATATCTCTTCACACCCAATATCTTCCATACAGTCGCGTGCGTTGTGTGTCACGGGAACTGGGTACAAGTTTTCACCACCCGTTGTGGTATAATAGTGATAGCGATCCCTGCGTCCTCTGACCTCTTTACCGTAGAGGGGGAGAGTCTCTTCTCCAGCACCCGTGAGAATACCCATCTGTTGCATGAAACCTGGCTTGTATTGTTTGATTGGCGCGCTCCTGAATTCTGGTTCGCGTCGTGGTTCGCGTCGCTCCATCTCAATGCGTGGTGGCACTGGCATCACTGGGACTTCCACTGGAACTTCGACAACCTGAGGATTATAGTACATGTATCCCAAAACGAGAGCAAGTACAATAATAACTGACCATAAGATTTGAGTCTTGTTTTTGTTCTTTATCTTCATTTATAATAGTTAAGGAATATTATTCAGATAAAGACATGAAGGTACTCGCTATAGATATTGGGTATCATAATATGGGACTTGTCCTCGCCGAATGTGGTAAAGGTCCAAAGGTAGATGTAGAGTTCATGAAGAAGGTAAGTCTCGAAGACTACAAATATATTCACTCAAATGACATCGTTGATCTCGTTCCGTTATTTGTAGATGCACATGAACATATTTTTGAAAGTGCTGATAAAATTCTTATAGAGAGACAACCACCTGGAGGGTTTACAAAC